GAAAGCTACGTCCCACCATATGTCTATCAGTGGTGCGTCTTCGAGCGGTGCGGTTAGGAACAAGGAATTCTCTGGTAAAACACGGCAAGGAAAATCTAATGATTCTGAAACTCAGATATCATCAGATAGACTACTTCGTCGTATAGCGACCACAGATCCCTTTTGTATTCCTAATGAAATCCAATACGCATTGTTTGAAGATCGAAATCCTCCGGTGGATGCGTACGTTGAGCTAGCGGCGGTCCGCGCTTGCTCTTCTCCGGATGATGAACTAGGGGGTCATGGACCCGCTGGCAGTTTTCTTGAAAAGTACTTCTCTCATTTGGCCTCTGGGGCCCGAGATGAAAAACTTAAAAAACTTGCTAGCGTTACGATCCCAAGGTATGACCTCTACTGCCAATTTGTCACCGGCAGTGAGGGGGTGCGTCAAAAATCGATCGTTTTTGACGCGAAGGATCTGATTGCTTGTATTAGACGAGAAGCATCAGATTTTGCGGACAGGTATCTCGAGTTTCGCTCGCTACTTCCAATTAAGGTAATGGAAGTGAGTGAGGAACAGTCGTTCAGGAGAAAGATGGATCTTGTCAGCTTCTTAGGCCAACAAATCGAGCAGTGGAAGTACACTACAAATCTGGTTAATAACCAGATATTGGGTATGACCCCGGATTGTTTGCCAAAGGAAGAGGATCACCATCTTGGTCTTTATCTCCTTGATCCCGGTTTTAGACGCTACATTCGCAAGGGTCGTGCGAATCCAAAACTCCCCATGTTAACCGTGGCCAATTCCTTTTTTCAAGGTTGGAAGAAATGCTGGCGACCGGTTCGGATGGAAAAATTCTTCTCTTCTGTAAAGAAGCAGGCTCAATGCCTAACGAAGATCCACCCGGCCATGTCAGAAGATTCTGAACAAGAACAAGAGGATGCCATATCATACGTGGCGAGGAAGTTTCGGAAGGGTTTGAAGATGGGTGCACCAGGTGTACTTCCAACCCGTGTCAGCAAAAAAGCCACCACCAGCGTTTCTGTGAAGGCTGGTGGTCATTGGGGTTCAGTTTGTCAGACCTTGGGACATTCTTTTGACAAGAAGTCCCCGCAGTATGCGAGTACGCAGGCTTTCTTTATTCATGACGTCATCGCGCCCTTAGACCTTTTGGCGATGATGGAAAAAACAAAAATCATGAGAGAAGGTTTCGCAACTGTGTGCCATCGAACAATAATAGAAGTTCGTGGCAGGGAGGCAGAGAACGATTGGCTCCGAGAAGCCCTGACTATAAGCACTGAAAGTGTTTATAATCGTACAGAAGTGGTTCCGGTAGGAATCCCTGAGTCCGGGAAGGTTCGAATGATCAGTAAACCTGAGTCATTGGCCTATACCCCGCTTACCGTGCACCAACAAGGCCTTTGGAAGGCCCTTCAGAAGTTCCCGGGTGACCCCTTCGTTTTAACGAGGGAGACCATCTCGGTTGAGCTGATGTCGAAATTTGACTCGACAAGTCGATCCTTTTGGAAAGACTACCTGCCTCGGGAAGAAAATATTGACATCGATGAAGAACTGGTGTACATTAGCGGTGATTATAGTTCCGCCACTGATCTCTTGAAAGGAGATGTTTCAAAAACTCTCTTACAAAAGATTTTCGAAGACCTATCCCTTCGGGATCCACTTGCCTATCAGACCATCATCAGTACAATGTGTGATGCACAGATCAACATGTCAGAGGCTAAACCGCCGCAGTTCGATGATTTTGTGGGATTACCTACGAAAAGATGGGGCTCTCAGCTATGGGAGGCCATTGGAAAACCAGACGACTACACTCAGTGTAATGGACAACTTATGGGTAATGTCCTTTCGTTTCCGGTTCTCTGTCTAGCCAATTACGCGTGCTTTGTTCAAGCATGCCGAAGATACGGAATGCGGCGCACTGCCCCAGTCCTTATCAATGGCGACGACATTGGTTTCCTTTGCCCTCTTTCATTTTACAAAGTTTGGATGACTCTTCTACCCGACTATGGTTTCGAACCTAGCCCAGGGAAGAATTTCTTTCATTCCGAGTATATACAGCTCAACTCTACACTTTATCGTTTTGTTCTACAAAAAGACCGAAGTCGAAAAACTTATCAGGTTCCACTGATTAACTTCTCCCTGTTGACGGGCAGAGGGAAAGGGAAAAAGACAACAGAGATTTGTTCTCCTACGATGTCATTCAGCGATAAATTCGAGCTTGCCAACAAGGTTCTCGAAAAATTCAGCGTCGATCAACATAGACACTTTGATCGTATCTTCGATTTGGACGACCGGTTTACCCGAATTCGTTCCTTACCTGAGGTACTACATCATGTCTTTACTGAACTCGACCCACTCGCACAGAACACATCGCAGGATCGTTCTAACCATAACAAGAATCCCATGAAGGAAAAACTTCGAGATTTAATACAAAATTATCTCGAACCTTTACGGAAAATCTTCCCTGGTTTGGCTTGGAACACCCTGTTTTCACTTTCCGATTCTCCTGCCTACCGCCGATCGGTTGAGAGTTTCTCACAATTTAAACCTATGAGCTCTGGGGATATCTCACGACAGACAAATCCGAATGACGCGACTTGGGCCTTCCGGAATTTATTCCAGGAAGACATTTCCGATCACGACACGATCTTGTCCTTCGTTCGACCAAAATCCCGCAAAACTTCTCCGGTCTATTTCGATCAGAAACCATCGAACCTTACCACCCCGTTTAAAGAACACCTAACACGAGTCTTCTCGTTTCGTTGGGAGGTGTCGGAGCAGCTCCCGCTCTACGTCGATCATACTAAAAAACTCTTTCCTGGTCGCACCGATCTTACGTGCCCAGAGATAGAAAACGCTGTCGAAAATTGTTAGTCCACACATACTCCCCCGGAATTGGAAACTCCGTTGGGAAGAACCAGGATTACAAGAAGACCATTTACTCGATGCTGGACCCGAAAAAGGAAACGGGACCCCCTCCAGCTAAGGTACTGACACTATTGTCGTGCAAACGACTTTGGATACTCACTCTGCCGAATATATTAGATAGCTCAAACGTAAGGAAACGGTATGATGGACATCCCCATCTCTCTTATTACTTGAAAGTATTGCGCACTATAGTACGAATCTTTGTGGGAACAAAATTGCAACACGCACGATAGGCGTGAAGGGTTTGG